AGCTTCTTCAATGTCATCAATTTTAAAAGCAAAGTAGTTAGCTTTATCAACGACCATAGTAAAGTCATCATCTTGTAGATCTTGCGGAACTACTTGCGTACCTCTCGCATATTCTTGAACCGTTATTTCAGGTTCTTTAATGATACGCACTGTATCACCAAAATTAGATATCTCACCAAAGTAATCACTGTTGGTTATATCTTCACAAATACTAGTTTTACGAAAAGCTGACTGTACCTTCTTACTGTAAATTACAGGTGAGAAGTTACCATTAGGTAGGTTTCCGTAACCAGTTGCAGTCTTAAAAGCCATTGGTTATCTCCTTTCGGCTATATATCGAAACGAGCCAACTTCGACAGTTTCAAGGCTACATCTTTAGGGTGAGGATAATCCTGGCCTAACGATTGTAGGTAGTTGATATGTTTAGAGTTAGCATGGACAGGAGGTAGTCTTTTGTAACTTCAGAAGAGGCTCCTAAAAGAAACTAGCTATGTTTTATTTATAGCTAGTTTTATAATTGTCTGTAGTATAACACATTTAATTTAAATTGTCAAGTACTTTATCTAGCACCAGCAGTTAAATCATACGAAAATGTACCATTTCTTATAGATTCTGATATTGCCTCTTCATATTTATCCCAATCTGAACCTGTTAAATTCTTTACCCTTGACTCAGACCATACATTTCTATCTTGATTTGCAGGTTCACTAGATCTAGAAGTTCTAGAAATTGCTTTAGCTGCATCTTTATTTGATTTAGGTTTACTAGTTTTTTTAGTTTCTAGCTTATATAAATCAATTGCTTTACCTGCTGCTCTAGGATCATTATCATTTTCATAAAGTGCTGATTGTATCCACTTAGGTTGATCTGAAACCCAATCATGGAACTCTTGATCTGCTCTTATGTCTGCAAAATCAGGATGAAGTTTTTCTAATTCATTCTCTGCTTTTTCCATTTGGACTTTAGATTTTAATTCATCAACGTATTTAAGTTTTTCTTCTACGTCTTTACGTGCTTCTACAGCTTTCTTTGTTGCAATAGTTTCTACTATTTTAGCAACGTCAGGATACTGTTCAGTCCACTGCTCTAACTCTTCATCAGTCTTAGGTAACTTTACTTGTTTGCGAGTTAAACCCTCAACTTGTTCCTGTAATTTACGCAACTCGTTTGTATGTTGTTCTTGAATTTGTTGATTATGTCTTCTTAAATCTCCATATCTTTTTTTAAATGTTTTTTCTTCAGGCTCTAAATTATCTTCTTCTACAGAGGTTTCTGTTTGATTACGTTGAGCTTCTAGCTCTTCTATTTCTTTATCTACCTCTTCAATAGATTCTCTTTTATATCGTGAATTTATTGGTACTGTTTTAACTTCTTGTTGTACTGATTCCATTTTAGTTTCTTTCTCTTAGGGGCTACTAGTTGCTTTTCACCATGAAAAGGGTAGTAGGTAGCCTTATTATCTATATCCTACGCCCTCGACAAATTGATTGCCCATGATTGCGGAAGACATAGTTTTTGGGGGATCTTTTTCACTATCAAGTTCCCATAAACCTGTTCCTCTAAAATCTTCAAAATTTCTAAATATATTGTCAACGTACTTTCTATGTGTAGGATCAACGTACTTTTTGTCTCCTTGTGTATTTAAAAAAGATGTTAGTCGATTAATCTGATCTAAATTTGCCTCATCTTCAAATTTTAATAATCTTTCAGCTTCAGGTTTAAGAGGACCAGATGCGTGTAAATAATCATGTTTTATTGTAGCTCCTTGCATTGGTCTAAAAGGCGCTCCAGTTGCTAAAGGATTATTCATACCTGTACCTACATTTTCCCCTACATTAGCAAAGTCTTGATCATCCCCAGGATAACCGAAGTCACCCTGTCTAAATTGTAATTCTGTGCTAAATATTTTTTTAAGTGCATCTTTATTAGTTGAGCCTTCTGGTAAGTTATCTAAATCTTTCTGAGTAAAACCGTCATACTGCATACGTTTAGATTCCGCGTAGTTATCTAACGTCTTTATAAGTTGTCTATTAGCTGCTGCACTTCCAGACCCTAAGATTCTAGTGCTACCCTGTCTATATGCATCTACAACACTTCCATAATTTTCGGTATCAACTCCTGCATTTTTTAGTTGTAACGCTATAAAAGGATCTCTTCTAGATATTTTCGGGTCTATAGTTGTAGAATCAATTCTAGGTAAGCGTCGAGCTTGTTGCCTACGTTTTTTTAATTCTTTTCCTTTTAATACTCGTTCTTCAGGAAATCTATCCTTACCTGTAAATCCTTGCATTTCTGCAATAACATCTTCATAAGTTTTAACTTCATTATCAAAAGCACCTTCAACAGTTAGAGGTTCAGTTAACTCTCTGTATCCTACTCCTTCTATATATGCTCCTCCCTGATTAAACTTTTTTTTTTGCATTAAACCACCACTAGCAAGCTTCTTCTTTTTATCTTTTGGTTGTGGTTTAACATCTATATTCATAATTGATGGAGCCATGCCAAGTTCGTTTTGGGCAGAAAGTGGACCACTTTTTAAATCATTTATTAATTTTAATGCTACCCCTGTTGGATTATTTCTTGTTGGAGTCATACCATCTCTACCATCTTCATAGTCATTTCCGTAATCATCTGGTATCATTTCAGAAGCACCACCTGCCCAAGCAAGATCTTCTGCCCTACTAAACCCAGGAGCAGCCCACGCACTATTCATTGCTTCCATTTTCATTTGATTAATTTTTACTTGATCCGTTATTCCGTCTTTGGCTGCTCTAGCTTCAGCTTTAGCTCCTGCTGCATTTCTAGCTTCCATTCTACGATCTCTCATATAACCTTCAAAAGCTTCCATAGCTTTAACAACCCTACCTACACCAACCATATCCAGTATTTTTTCTACTGCCATTCCAGTGTTAGGATTATCTTTTTGTATATTATCCATAGCTTGTCTAAATTGGTTTGTTGTTTCCGCAGTTATTTTTTCAGGATCAATTGAATCCATTGCAACATCAATAGCCATATCTGTTCTTTGTTGTGCGGTAAGTTCAGGGAATCTTCTTTCTTCATTATAATCACCATCATCACCAAAAGACTCTTTCAACTCATTAACACCAAGATTAAAAATTGGAATGTTACCATCTGCACCAAAATCACTATATTCTGGAGCAGATTGAAATATTTCACCAGGATCTCTTGACCCTACACTTGGATCTGAACCTACGTGCATTTCTCTATTACTTTCAAATGTATCTGCTGATGGATCTGCATCTCCACCAACGTCAAAAAAACCACCTTTATCAAAAGACATTATTCCTTTAGGTTTAGACGATGCTACCACTATTTCAATGGAACCTGATTTTGGTTTTTTGTCAGAAAATTTCATTTCATTATCATCATCTTCAGGTTTTCCATCCTCATCAACATTCTGGATCATACCTAAATCTTCCATTTGTTGGATTTCTGATAATACCCTACGATGCATAGATATTACGCGCTCTAAACCTAAATACCTTACAACATTAGCAGGTAATACATATTCACCTTCAGAAAGCATGGCAGGAACATCATCTGCTACTTCTTCTGGGGTAGCTCCTGGTGGTGGATCTCCATTATCTGAATCCTCTACAGATTCTTTATCTTTTACAAAATCTACTTCTTTTTCTACATGACCACCTTCATTTAAATTTAAAGTGTCAGCTTCAAAAGTATAATCTTGTTCAGTTGTAAAATCACCCATTCCTACATCATTAAATAAACTTTCAAAGAAACTAATATCAGCAACACCTTCAGGTTCAGAAAAATCCATACCTTCTCTCTCTACTACGGTGTCATCCGACTCATCAAATTCCTGTTCGTCTGTTGCGTTATTTAAGCTATCATACTCAGTATATCCTTCAGGGTATGACATATCCCCAAGTGGTTCTACTTCTGTATCTTCATTCATAGATCCTCTAAAAAGATTTTCATCTTCATTTACTGTGTTATAGTCTTCCATCATTTGATCTGCTTGAAAAGCATCAGAAGCTGCGTTTGTTGGTGGGGTAGTTACTCCCATCCTATCTCTTGTACTATCAGCATCAATTGGGTCAGCTTTATTTAGTTCTTCTCTAACAGTTCTATCTATTGTTCCTAGATCTGCTGCATCTGCTGAACTGATAAAATTAAAACCTGATTGTTCTTTGGTTGTCTTTCTTTGTATGTCACGTTGATTTGCTAGTGATTGATCTCCAGCGTTTATTTCTTGCTCGTCCATTTTGTTATCTTGAAGCATTCTATCAGTTTCAGAATAATCTGTTTTTTTAGAACCCATAGGATCAAAAGTACCACCCTCAACATATTTAATTCTTTTTAATTCATCTCCTATTTCTTCAACAGATAATCCTGTTAAATTTTGTCCTTCACTAGTTTCATTTTTTGAATCTGGTACACCTCTCCAAGTAGCATTTAATTCATCTAAAACTTTATTAAGGTTTTCATCTGTTTCACTAGTTGCAAAATCTTTTAAAGATGGTACTCTTTCTTCTAACATTCTAATTGCAATAGCATCTTGAATTTCAGGAGTAAAAAGTTGAGTATCTATATTTAAATTTAATTTATTAGCAAATTCTTCTAATACTCCTTTATTATTTGGTTTGTTTCTTTTATAACTATTAGCCATCACTTGATATTTACCCATAGCAGAAGAACCTAAACCTGATTTTATTGTTTTATTAACTAATGGTCTACCAAAATCAATAACTTCCCTAATAGTCATTTCTGTAGGAGGTTTATTAGGAAATAAATATTTACCATAACCATATACCATATCATATGGAGTTTTTATAATTTCTTTTGCTTTTTCAGGAATTAAATTAGAATTATATGTTCCTTCATTTGATGCAATAATTTCCAGCAAATTTTTAGTAAGTCTATCATATCTTTCTTGATTAAAATCTTTTGGGTTAGGTTTAGGTACTGGAGGAGTTGCCATGTTAAGTTCCTTTTAATATTGTTTGTACTTCTATACGCATACCTTTTAACTTTCTGAGTATGGAAATAGCACCTTGCGCTCTATATATTTCTATTTTATTATCACTCTGTTCTAGTACACGTAGCGCATCATGTCTTTTAGAGTCTAAATATAAGTTAAACAATTCTTCAAAGTTTGGTGTATTTACTAACGGTAAAATGTCTCTAGCAGTTTTAACGTCAAGCATTACCACCACCTCCTTGCTGCATCATTGCTAATAACTCTGGTGGTATTTGTTGTCCACCACCCTGACCTTGAGGTGCTTGGGGTGCTTGAGCCTGTTGCTGTTGTTGTTGTGTTCCTGCATTAGGACCACCCCCTGTAGTAAAACCTTGCTCACCTGGAGCAGGAGCTTGACCAGTACCAATATTACCTGCACCTGCACCTGTAGGATCTTGAGGAGGTTGAGGATTATCTTCTACTAGTTGCTGTTGCATTTGTTGTAATAGTATAGCCTGTCTAAATGCTTCTTCAGGATTGTTAGTAACTTTATCTACATCTAAATCCATTGTTGCTGCTATCTCACGCATAATGTATGGGAACTTAGCAAACGGTGCTAATACAGGACTACTTGCAATCTGTAAGAAACTAATAAGACGTTGAGATCTAACTTCATTCTTCATAAAGCTTTCAGTACCTCTAGCTCTTACTTCTAAGTCACCACGTATCTCTGGATCAAAATCAAACTGCATATTAAATGCAAACAATGCTTCACCCATAGGACGTAACATATAGTCATCCATATTCTTAATCACTGTACGTATTGAATTACTAGCTGCACCCATCAACATAGAGATGCCTGATGCAGTTCTGCCTGTTCCCTGCACACCAGTTTGTCCATATGAATACGATGGTAGACCTGATGACTCATCTGATAATACTCTTGCTTTATCAAATAGCATCATGTTTTCACTTGACACGTTTGGAAACTTAGTACCAAATATAGCTTGACCTGGCGCACCACCTTGCCTTCTAAAGATTTTACCTGGATATACTGTAAGATCTTGACCAGGTGCTAGGTTTGTTTCATCTACCTCAATCAATAGATTACCTGAGAGTATAGCATTATCTACTGCTAGTCTCATAAAACCATTCATCAATGTTTGAGTGTCATCCATGTTTTCTGCTAGACCTACACCAAAGAAACTGTATGGGTTAATCTCGTATGGACTTGCAACGTAAGGAATACGTTTAGGTGTGAATGGGTTAATAACAAATCTTAGGATCTGATTGTTACACACCCAACAGTTAATTTGTATTTCATCATCATCAATATACTTTTCAGGAATTTCAAGATCTTGTAATGACGCTATGTCTTTATCTATTGTACCCCAGAACTCTAATACTTCAAATCGTTCTACATCACCACTACCAGCAGAGTGACCATCACTTCCAAAATCAGAAGAAGTTTCAGAATCCTGAATACTATCTTCCCACCATTCTTGCGAATAGTTCTCACCATCTTTAATTGCTTCTTCTATTGCACCAGATCTAAAAAAGGGACGTTTCTTTAATGCTCTTAGTTGTGGTCTAGTTAAACGATGACGTTCAATCGTATACGTAGCATCTTCTATATTAAATGCATCTGGGTCAGGGTAGAAATCCCAAACAGATGTATACTCTACCTTGGGGATTGTTTTTATTATTGGATCATATACGCCTTCTTCATCCCAGTTAGCATATTCTTTATCTACAGCAAATGGGCCTTTCATTATTGCAGTACCAAACAGCACACACTCAAATACAGAGTGCCTTAGATGTTTAGTTGCAGAAGATTCTTCTAATTGATCTTTAATCTTTTTTTCCATCTTCTTAGCCGCAACCATAGAAGGGTGAAACGTAATAGCTGATTGAGTTTGTCCTGGTCCTTCTTTAAGACCTTCTATATCTTCTAAATCTTCTGCTTGAGAACCAAGCATATCTTTAAGCATATCTGTAGTAGTACCAGGCTCTAGATCTCTACCATCACCTGGAAAACCATATTGATCTTGTATTTGTTCTAATGCTTTTTCCTGTTCTTGTTCTTTCGGATCAACGTGAACAGTATCCAACACTCCTTCAGGTAATGGAGTAGGCTCTATACCAATAGGAAATCTATTTTGACTAAATAATACATCTATTAGCTGCCCATAGGCTGCAAGTACTTTAGTTTTTGTTACTTTGATAAAGACTCTAGACTTTTCAGTTTCAGTAAACTGTACATCAGGTCCATATAATCCACGATAGTTTCTGTATGCCTGTACCCATCGTTCCTCATCTGAATATCTTCTAGTTCTTGCACGTTCAAATCTTCCTTTAACGTAGCTAACTAGGTTATCATAAGAGTCTTTTTCAATTTTAGTGTCTTCTAAAGCACTTAATTCGTTCTTATCTACCATATTTCTTCCTTTTAGGTTGCAAGGTTCTATTAACTTTTTTAGATACTACCGCTAAATTTTTCTTGCTATTATCTCTAGGATTACCATTTTTATGATGTACTTCCATTCCTTTTGGGGGATTTAAAGTTTTTCTAGCTTTATTTCTACCTGCTCTATCTAGTTTACCTTTAGGTGTGCCATGTGTTCTGGTGTATTCCTGTTTATAATTTCTAGGTTTCCTCATAATTAATCCTTATGACAGTATACAAATACACCAATAATCAATACAAACGCTGCAATCATAGCAACGTACACCCAGAACACTTAATACCCAAACGTAGAGTCGGAAGCTTGGTAACGGTGTTTAGGTGTATTTTCATACGCTACTCTTATGTTTGTTGGCCTAGACATTATCATATACCTTAGTGCATCATACAAGTGATCTTCTGATTTAGTATCTACATCCTCTGGATTTCTACTATCTGTTGGTAATGCAGCTATCTGACTAATTAAATTCTTACAGTTCTTTAGTATCTTTATCTTTGGTTCATCTGTATCTTCATCAACCATCAATCTTTTATGTAACTCTATCTTACCTGCTACTCTAGATCCTGGTGATCTGTCCGATGGTCTAAACCTACATCCTTCTCTATTCATAGTCTCTGCTATTGATGGGCCAACATCACCTCTTTTAGCCCAACAGGAACTATCTAATAGTGCATCCTGTATTCTACCATCATCAGACTCTACTTCCATAATCATCTGACCTAACTTATCTGCCGTCAAACGATTGACATACAACTCTCTGTATATCCACAGACATCCATCATAATCTACTGCACCCCATAGTATACCTGAATGTGCTGAGTATCCAAAGTCTGCTGCTCTTATCTTAGTCCAACCATTAGGTATCTCAAAACTATCACACGTATGTATATCTTTATTAAACTCAGGGAATGCTCCCTCATCTACTACATCCCAATCACCATATAGAAACTGCTTACGTTTTACTTCTGGTAGAGATGCCAGCATAGCAACATAACTTTGATCTTGTGTGAGGTA